TGCTGATTGGGCGCACACTAAACAGTCTGCTGCACTTATGACTTATTGTACAAAGATCGTAAGTATAGGCAGAGTTAAATGGATTGAGGGTAGCAAGATGACAGGTAAAGACAACTGCGCTTGGTATTTGTTCGATAAAGACGATAGAAACGCACACACAGAATTTTATGGAAGGTTGATGTAATGCTTACAGCGAAAGATATGAAAGACATGATTGATATGTACTCACAGTTTGTAGAGGACAAGATGCTTACTAAAGGTCGGGAGCGGTTAATTGAAAATGCTCTAGGTTTGACTGGTGAGGCTGGTGAGGTATCAGAGAAGATTAAGAGGCTATTTCGTGACAACAGGATTGATGATGATGCAGTCTTGAAAGAGTTAGGTGACGTACTGTTCTATACTGTAGCTCTGTCTAACATCTTTGGTGGCAGCTTAGTTAAGATCATTGAGTTGAACATGGAGAAGTTAAACGAGCGTGTTAAGAACGGTACACTACAAGGGTCAGGTGATAATCGATGAGTAGAAGGCACACAGGTATGTCGTGGTTCTGGAGGTATATGAATTATCTTGCGACATGGCGAACCCACAGGATAGCAATCAAGCAGCTTAACCAACTAACAGATAAAGAACTACTAGACATTGGTATAGCTAGATCAGATATTGACCGTATGGTCTGGCTAAAAGAAGACAAGACTATGAGAGCGAGAGGAAAAGCTGAAGATGAATAATTACCTACCAACTGACTACCAGACTTTTATTGCTAAATCTCGCTACGCTAAGTATATCGACGGTGAGGGCCGTGAGGATTGGGGCGATACAGTAGAACGCTACATGGACAATGTGGTACGCCCTAAAGCTGGTAACGATTCCTATGTCAACCAGCTACGGGATGCTATCTTAAACTTAGAAGTTATGCCCTCTATGCGAGCTATGATGACTGCTGGCCCAGCACTGGCCCGTGACAATACTGCTGGGTACAACTGTAGCTACTTGGCTGTAGACGACCCCAAAGCCTTTGATGAAGCTATGTTTATCTTGTTGTGTGGTACAGGTGTAGGCTTCTCAGTAGAGCGTCAGTTCATCCAGAAGTTACCAGAGGTTCCTGAGCTATTTGAGAGCGACACAGTAATTGTAGTTAAAGATAGTAAGGAAGGGTGGGCTAAAGCCTTTCGTCAAGTCCTTGCGCTTCTCTGGGCTGGTGAGGTACCTAAGTGGGACGTATCTGCTGTACGTCCTGCTGGTGCTAGACTTAAGACCTTTGGTGGTAGAGCATCTGGCCCTGCACCTTTAGTTGAACTATTTAACTTTGCAGTAACTACATTTAAAGCTGCACAGAACCGTAAGCTATCTTCTATTGAGTGCCATGACCTTATGTGTTTCATTGGTCAGATTGTTGTAGTTGGTGGTGTTCGTCGTAGTGCTATGATTTCTCTATCTAACCTATCTGATGATCGTATGCGTCATGCTAAGTCAGGACAATGGTGGGAAACAGCAGCCCATCGTGCATTGGCTAACAACAGTGTTAGTTATACAGAGAAGCCTGATATGGAGACATTCATGCGGGAGTGGCAAGCCCTAGTGGAAAGTAAGTCAGGTGAACGTGGTGTCTTTAATCGTCAGGCTAGTAAGGTACAGGCAGCTAAGAATGGACGTAGAGATCCCAACTATGAGTTTGGGACCAACCCGTGCAGCGAGATCATCTTACGACCAAACCAGTTCTGTAACCTAACAGAGGTTGTAGTACGAGCTACAGATACTGTTGAGGACTTGGAGCGTAAGGTACGCCTAGCTACAATACTAGGTACTATCCAATCATCTATGACTAAGTTCCCTTACTTGCGTAAGATCTGGAACAATAACACAGAAGAGGAGAGGCTACTAGGTGTATCCCTAACGGGCATCATGGACAACCGACTAACTACCAGTCAGAATGCTGGCCTTAATAAAACATTAGAAAGGTTAAAAGATGTTGCAATATCTACGAATGCTGAGTGGGCTGAACGCCTTAACATCCCTGCTTCTGCTGCTATCAGTTGCGTTAAACCAAGTGGTACTGTCTCCCAACTTGTTGATTCTGCTAGTGGCATCCATGCTCGTCATAGCCCTTATTATGTTCGTACTGTGCGTGGAGATAACAAGGACCCGCTGACGAAGTTTATGATTGATAAGGGTGTGCCTAACGAACCATGTGTTATGAAGGGCGACACAACTACAGTCTTTAGCTTCCCAGTTAAGTCACCATCAGGAGCAATCACTAGGAACGATATGACAGCCGTAGAGCAACTAGAGATGTGGCTGACGTATCAACGCTCATGGTGTGAGCATAAGCCCTCAGTGACGATCTCAGTACGAGATTCTGAGTGGATGGAAGTGGGTGCATTTGTTTATAAGTACTTTGATGAGATGTCAGGTGTGTCGTTCTTACCTCACTCAGATCATACTTATCAGCAAGCACCTTATCAGGACTGCACTAAAGAGGACTACGAAGAATTGTTATCTATTATGCCAAAGGCTATTGACTGGTCTGAACTTTCAGAGTATGAGAATGAAGATAACACTGCTGGTAGTCAAACTATGGCTTGTAGTGGTGATACTTGTGAGCTCGTAGACTTAACATAGGGGACTATAATGGCTAAGTGGGACTTAAGTAAGATGGAATCTGATAATGTAAACAGTCCACCACACTACGGACAAGGCACTATTGAGTGTATAAAATACATTGAGGACTTCCTAAGTAAGGATGAGTTTGTAGGCTACCTACGAGGGAATATAGCTAAATACCTTCATAGGTGGCGCTACAAGAATGGCTTAGAGGATCTTAAGAAGGCTAACTGGTACTTAGATAAGCTTATACAGGTGGAGAGTAAGAAATGATAAGCCTAGATCAGTCAGTAGACTTAGTACACTTAGGTGTCACACTCTACTTGGTCTGGAAGGTACATAAACTACAACAAGAAGTGGACTATGCTTACTTTACACTAAGTAACCTACTAAAGTCTTTAACCAGTACGTTTAAAGCAATGATACAATAGAAAAAGCCCCTGCGTCCAACTAAGGATACAGGGGCTTCTTTATTGTATACACCAGCTAAGGTGGTTTTTGTGAACTACTTACCGAAAAATTTAGATACTGACCTAATTCCTATGGATGCTGATACGATCCCTCCAAGGGAATACTGATACCATGTTGGCATAGTCTCAAGTGCTGCAAACCCAGCTTGTACTATAGCATTACCCCAATCACCACAGAAGGCTAGTATCAGGGGAATACTGAACAGTAGGGTTATCCACTCATCTTTCCAGCTATTCTGTGTAGCCTGTATAGCAGCTAGATCCCAGTCTATCTCACCTGTAAGCTGTTTCTTCTTAATCTCAGCCTCAGTGAGTTTGATCTGTGTCTTACTGTCGATTACACTTGTAGCTAGGCCAGCTACACTACTTAGTATTTGACCAATCATTTCTCATTACCTAACCAGACTGCAAAGGCACCAGTTAAGGCACCCGTTACAGTTGCTGTAAGTGCAGTCGCCTGTGATGTCATAGCCTCTGGTGGTAACGACATAAACCATTCAATCACTCTGATGTACATACCAGTCATAACTAACATCATTAGTCGTGGTAATAGTTTCCAAGCTAGTATAGTTTCCATTGCTGTTGTCATTTATAGCATCCCCTTTGATGACATTATCAGAAGTACACCTATCCCTGTAATTATAGACAGTACGATTAGAGTACCTCCAATAACAACTATCTTCTCTACCATCTCTTGCTTACGTTTCCTAGCAGCGTCTTCTCTTTCTTTACGTTCTCTACGTGTTCTAGCTCTGATTTCCTGTAGCTCACCCCAAGCGGAGTAACCTCTAGTGGCTATCACAATGGCTCTGAGTTCTTCTTCAGCATCCTTAGCCTTCTGTAGTTTCACGAAAGTCTCCATACTGTTCTCATCATCACCTGAGAAGAGACTGTTTCTTTTCTTGTTGTGGTTGTTCCTTAGTTCATCGACACCATCAAAGAACTCACCTATCTGCTTAGTAACTGAGACAAGCTCTTTACCTGCACTAACAGCACTCTTGACAGCAGCCAAAGCTGTAAATGGGTCTATCATAACAATCCTTAATTATCATTAGCCATTTTCTCTACTGATTGTCGGATTGCTTTAATGTTCTCGTCTATACGGGCCATAGATATTGCTTGTCTTTGTGTGGCATCTTCTACGATAGACAGTCTGGATTGTAGACGCATGATCTCTTCACCATTACGTTCAATGTCTGACATCATCATAGAGACAGTCCACACTATAGCTGCTGCTTGAGCTATAAGACCAAAGATAAGGGTTATAGGTACACTTC